ACCCTTTGGCCTAGGCAGGGATAGCATCCACTACCTCATAGCTCGCTTGAGCATTGAGACGGCTATCCCTCCACAATCTTTAATCGATTTAGATCCATCGATGTTGCAGATGATTCTGACAGCATTGAAAGACAGAGCGGAGGAGCAGAAGAATGCCCACAGAGCTAAAAGGCGCTAATGAACTCCGCAAAGCAATGAAGAAGTTCTCTCCTGATCTAGATAAAGAAACACGTGATGAGATGGTGGGATTCCTAAAGCCATTGGTCAAGAAGGCTCGTGGCTTCATGCCGTCTAATGGTGACATGCCTTCGGGGTTCGTTGGCAATAGCGCAGGCGGTGGCTTCCCTAAGTATGACGCAGGCACAGCTCGTCGAGGCGTTGGCTATAAACTGACACCGACAAAGCCTAATCGTCAAGGCTGGGTGCAGACAGTATCGATCCACAATAAGACCGCAGGCGGTGCTATCTATGAGACCGCTGGCCGTAAGTCTGGAATGGGTGGAAAGTTCAGTCCACGCCTCCCTGGTCAATTAGCAGGATCGGGCAAGATGGCAGGTCGCGCAATGTTTAAGGCATACAAAGAAGATGAAGGCAGAGCTAAGGTCGGAGTTATTAAGGCGCTTGAAAAGGCTGCCGCTAAGTTTAATGGGAGAGTAAGTTAATGGCTGAGTTACGCATCCCGATTATCGGTGAGTTTAAGGGAAAGAAAGCCTTCGACGATGCCGAAAGATCAACAGGTAAACTAGACGATAGCGTCAAGAAACTAGGCAAGGCGCTTATCGCCGCTTTCAGCATCCAGAAGATCACTCAGTTCAGCAAGGCAGCCGTTAAAGCATTCATGGAAGATGAAGCCGCTGCGAGCCGTCTAGCGCAATCGGTAAAGAATCTAGGACTGGCCTTCGAGACTCCAGCGATCGAAGCGTTTATTGAGCAGTTATCTCGCGCCTCAGGCGTTACAGATGATCAGCTTCGTCCAGCAATGCAACGCCTATTGCAGACCACGGGCTCACTTGCTAAGTCAACAGAGTTAATGAACCTTGCCCTCGAAGTCAGTAGAGGCTCTGGCGTAGATTACGAAACAGTAATTAACGATCTTTCAATGGCTTACGTCGGCCAGACAAGAGGGCTTCGTAAGTACTCACTAGGACTCACTCAGGCAGAACTTAAGACGGCAACCTTTGCCGAAGTTCAGGAGAAGCTCAACAAGACTTTCACAGGTGCCAACGCGGCCTATCTTGATACCTATGCAGGCAAGTTAACGCTTATCCAGACCGCGGCAGGAGAAGCGCAGGAAACCCTTGGTAAAGGTCTAGTAGATGCCTTTTCGATTCTAGCAACCGAAACAGGAAGCATCACAGAACTTACAGAAGCGATGAACGCTTTCGCAACAAATACAGCCACGGCATTCCGTAACGTGGCCGTCCTAGTGAGCAATCTCGATAAGTCTATGCAAGCTGGAATGGGACTCGTCGGAGTACTTGACAAAATCACGGGCAGTAACTTCGTTAAGATATTCGGCGGCGCATTCGGACTACTCTCTACGCAAGGCGCTGGCACATTCAGCAGCTTCACTACTCCAGGCATGGGCGGTTACCCTAGCTCAGCCCTAGGCGGCACTTATGTAGATCCTAATCAAGCCAAGCGCGATAAGTCAGAAAGAGATGCGGCTAAGCGTAATAAAGAGATTGCTAACCTACAGAAGAAAACCTTAGACATGCAGAAGAAGGCCAACGCTCTCACTAAGGCCGCTAAGACTATCGATCTCGATCGTATCGGAATGACAGCCGCCCTTCGTGGAAAGATCAGCGAGACCGATCGCCTATCCCTTAACCTTCAATTAGCGTTGCTAGATAAGAATGAAGCGCAGGCTAACAAATTATCAACAGAACTTGAAGCAGCAACGAAGCGCCAGAACGCTCTCAATGCGGCTCTATTGGCTACTCCAGAAGCGCCGAACCCTTATCGTAATTGGAAAGTACCTACACTAGATTTCGGCGGCAATGTATTGGGCACACCCGTACCTAACTTCGTGCCACCTAGTTATGCAATGCCAGAAACTTTTGGACAGCAAGGTGGACTTCCTGCTGGAGTAGTAGCTGGCGTCAATCCTGAGCCAGTAGTAAACGTCATAGTCACACTCGATAGCGGAGTAGTAACTAACGCTGTGTCAGAAGTGCAGACCAATAACAATCTTTCAGGATCATTTACTTCTGTCGGCGGTCGAGGCGCGAACACAGCGAGATTTACATAATGACTCTGCCTGCAACGATCTCGGTATCTTTCGACTTCTCGCAAGGTGCTACCTTCGGATTCCCCTTTACTATCGGTGATCCAGTTAACGGCATTATCGGAGTATCTCAATTTGCATCAAGTGAAGTCCCAGAGCCCGTAATCGATCTCAGTCCACAGACTCGGCAGATTACTATCAGGCGCGGTCGAAATATTATGCGCGACACTTATGAGGCAGGATCTTGCACAGTCCGAGTTATCGATGAGAATGGCGACTTTAACCCACAGAATCCAGCGAGCCCTTACTTTGGATTCTTGACTCCTCTTCGTAAGATCCGAGTAGCAGCTACTACTGCAACCTCTCAGGCCTTTCTCTTCTCTGGTTATGTCACGGACTATAAGTACACCTACCCTCAGGGGCAGGAATTAGGTTATGTCGACATTATGTCCTCAGATGCATTCCGCTTATTCGCTATGGCTAACGTCTCAACGATTGCAGACTCAGGTAGTGGGCAGACTACTGGCACACGCATAGATAAGATTCTTGATCAGGTAGACTTTCCTTCTAGCATGCGCTTTATCGATTCAGGATCTACAACAGTACAGGCAGACCCAGCCACTACCCGTACAAGTCTCTCAGCCATTCAGGTAGCAGAGTTTACAGAGCAGGGAGCGTTCTTCGTCCGAGCAGATGGAGAAGTAGAGTTCAAGGATCGTGCCGATGTAGTCGGGTCTCTTGCCCCAGCACCAATTCAGTTTAATCAGACTACAGGAATCCCATACTCTGACCTTCGCTTTGCCTTCGATGACAAGCTCATTATTAACAGCGCTACCATGAAGCGAGTCGGTGGGGCTACAGTCACCGCTAATAACTCCGATTCGATCGCTAAGTACTTCCCTCATGGCATGAACGTAGAGAACTTGATCGCACAGACAGACGCGCAGGTTCAAGATATCGCCAGCATCTATGTCGCTACTCGCGCAGAGACTACGATCCGCATCGATGCCATGACTGTCGATCTATTGGATACAGCCGTGCCAACAGATACGATGATCGGGCTTGAGTACTTCGATAACCTTGAGATCACTAACCTCCAGCCAGACGGCTCGACAATCGTTAAGACCTTGCAGGCGCAGGGTTTAGCATGGGATATAACCCCTAACAGTATGAAGGTGACAGTTACAACACTTGAGCCTATAGTAGAAGGATTCATTATAGGATCTGCAAATTACGGTATAATCGGACAATCCATAATGGGATACTAGGAGAAAACAATGGCTACAGGCTTTCCAGCGACTACAGGCGACATCTTTACGGCGGCAGACTATAACGGCCTCGTGACCTTTGATGTTATTGCCGATAAGACTAATGACTACACAGTCGCTATTGTGGACTCATATCAAGTCCTAGTGTCTATGAACAAGGCAACAGCCGTAGCTCTTAATATTCCTACCAATGCTACAGCGGCTATTCCAGTCGGATCTGTAATTACTATTCTTAACAAAGGTGCAGGACTCTGCACAATCTCAGCCGTAACCTCTGGCACTACTACAGTCTTATCTGCTGGCGCAGTTCCAGCATCACCTACGCTTGCTACCAATCGCTCAGCCGCTTGCATTAAAACTGGAACAGATACTTGGTACATCGTCGGAGCCATTGGATAATGCTTAACAATATTGCGGCAATAACTTCGAGGTTTCAACCGCCTACGCCTCCTACATCCGTTGATTATGTTCTAGTTGCAGGCGGTGGCGGCGGTGGTCGAGGCGCTGGTGGCGGCGGTGGCGCAGGTGGCTACATTGTCGGTTCGTCATTTTCAATTGGCGCTTCATTTACAGTAACAGTCGGCGCTGGCGGTGCAAATCAAACTACTAGCGATACGCGTGGAAATAACGGAGTCAATTCAGTTTTTTCTAGTGCAACCGCAAACGGCGGCGGCGGTGGCGGTGCTTTTGAGGGTTTATCAGGTAACACAGGCGGTTCAGGCGGCGGCGGCGGCGGTCGTGCCTCAGCCGCGGGTGGCGGTGCTGGTGGAACTGGTAACCAAAACAATAACGGCGGCAACGCACCTATTAACGGAAATTATCCAGCAGGCGGCGGCGGCGGTGCAAGTGCAGCAGGTTCAGATGGCGGTGGCACTGGTGGTAATGGTGGTAATGGTACGGCGAGTTCTATAACAGGATCATCTATCACTCGTGCAGGCGGCGGCGGCGGATCGATGTATGTCGGTACTGGTGGCACTGGTGGCACTGGCGGCGGTGGTAATGGTAGTTCTAATCAATCAGGCGAAACATCAGGCACAGTTAACACTGGCGGCGGCGGCGGCGGTGGTCAATCTGGCGGTGCAGGCGGTGGTTCAGGAGTTGTGATTATTGCTTATCCTGACAGCTTCGCCGCTTTAACTACTATCGGCGGAACTCTCGTATATGATCAACCAACAAGAAGCGGCTATCGTGTTTATCGCTTCACAGCAGGAACGGGAACGGTGACTGTTTAATGGCTCACTATGCATTTCTCGATGAAAATAACATCGTGACAGAAGTTATTCCTGGTCGCGATGAGTGGGAAGTAGTAGACGGGATAACCGACTGGGAGCAGGCTTATTCAGAGGTTAGAGGTCAAGTCTGCAAGCGAACAAGTTATAACGGCAATATAAGATTTAATTATGCAGGAATTGGCTATACATACGATCCAATCGATGACGCATTCATTCCGCCTATTCCTGAGTGTGGCCATGAAGAATTATTACTCAACGATCTAAAGCGATGGGAATGCTCTAATGAAGCCCATATTATGTAAGGCAGGGCAACAGCTAAGAGAGCAATTCGATGACACCTTCCCAGATCGTGAT